ATACTTTAAATAATTATATTAAGAGATTTAAAGATAAAGGTGTAGTATCTAAAAAAGATAATAATTATAAATTAAATAATTTACTAAATCCTAATACATCTGCTGTAGAAATCATAATAAATAAAGGATAATGAAGATATTTGAGCAGATAGTGCCGTCATATTTTGAGATAGGTGATATGGAGATTATAATTTTACAAGATACTATGGGTAATTGTTTAACTATAAAAATTAATTATTATGAGTGATTCTGAAAAACCAGTAACACCATCATTGTTTAATATGATTAGTTCTTTTGCTAGAGATTTAAAAGAATATGTAAAACAAGGTGCACCAAATGTTACAACAGAAGATTATATAGAAAGATTAGAAGAATGCAATAGATGTGAGCATTTAATAAGAGATAAAATGAGATGTGGATTGTGTGGATGTTTATTAGAACACAAAGCAAAGTGGAAAACAACTAAATGTCCAGACTTAAGATGGAAAACACAAATATTAGATGGCGAAAGACAAGAAAGCGATAATACAAACGCTAGCAACTAAATATAATTTACCTTTAAAAAAGGTAGAAGAAATAGTAAACCATCAGTTTAAGTTTGTAGAAAAGATAATGAAGAATGGAAAGTTTGAGATGGTACGATTACCATATTTTGGTAAATTTTCTGTAAACCCTAAAAGGGTAGAACATATAAATAAATTAAAAGATGAGTCTGAGGGATGATTTAATACATATAATAGATAACAGAGCTACACCTAGTGCATATGCATTAACTGTAAATGAGTTTAAAGATTTAACAGTAGACGAGCTAGCTTTTGTATATTTTACAACAGATCATAAATCACCTTTTTCTGTATATGAGTGGGAACAACGTGTAATTGAAGTAAAAAATAGTATATTTGGAAAAAACAATAAATTTAAACCAAGCGCAAAAGTTCTAGCAGCTTGTGAAAAATATGATAAATTAATTGAAACCTCAGCTGTTAGATTACTACGAGCAGCAAGAGAATCTGTTATAAAACTAGAGAAGTATTTTAGAGATATAGATTTAACTTTAGTAGATGACAACGGAAGACCTATTTTTCATGCAAAAGACTTAATTAGTAATTTAGAAAAAATGGGTAAAGTAGTAGATGGGCTTAGAAACTTAGAAGAGATAGTAAAGAAAGAAGAACAAGCCGCTAATACTAATAGAGGAGGGATTGAAGTAAATAAATATAGTATGTAATGGATTTTTTAGAAGATTTAGCACTTTATGAACGAGCAATGCAAAATGCTTACATGTTGATAACTAAGAAAAAAACTATTGATGACTTTTATTATGATTTAGAGAGTGATAGCATAGAGGATTTTCCTTTACCGTTTGATCCTCTAGAAACTGATGGTAGACACACAGATGTAATAGATGTTGTAATAGAATATTTTACAAGCACAGAAGAATATGAAAAATGTGCTGAGTTAGTTAAAATAAAAAATAAATGCTTAAAGAAACAGACAGAGTCAGACCAGCCGCCATTAACTTTATAAATAATGGTTACTACACATCTGCACTTCCAGGCACTCGAGAGTACTATGAGTTTTGGGATGAAGAACAAAACAGATGTATGTATGGTTATAAAGTAGGAGATTTAGAAATAACTGGATTTCATTACTTTTATCTAAACTATTGTCCTATTGATAGAGCTGTAGATGAGCTATTACCTGACGGTACAATGCAAGCAAAACGTGAGCGTACATTCCCTAGATTTTATGACGGAGATTATGAATATTTCCACGAGATAGATAAAGCAAGAGCAGCAAATAAACATATGATAGTTTTAAAAGCAAGACGTAAGGGATATTCTTACAAGGCTGGATCTATGCTTGCTAGAAATTACTTTTTTGTTAGAAATAGTAAAAACTTTGTATTTGCATCTTCTAAAGAATTTTTAATTGGTGACGGACTACTCTCAAAAGCTTGGGAGTTTTTATCTTTTATAGATGATCATACTGCATGGTCTCAACCAAGATTACGAGATAGAGAAATGCACAAAATGTCTGGGTATAAGAAAAAAGTAAATGGAATGGAGATAGAAATGGGTATGAAATCCCAGATTATAGGTGTATCTCTAAAAGATAATCCAGATAAAGTAAGGGGTAAAGCAGGTGAGCTAGTATTTTTTGAAGAAGCAGGGTCTTTTCCTGGATTACTAAAAGCATGGGAGGTAACAATGCCAACAATGAGACAAGGTGCTAAAACATTAGGGATGATGGTAGCATTTGGTACAGGTGGTACAGATGGATCTGATTTTGAAGCTATGGAAGAAATATTTTACAATCCAGCAGCATATGATTGTATGGATTACGAGAATATCTGGGATGAAGGAGCTATGGGTACAAGATGTGGATACTTTATACCAATACAAAAAAACTTAGATGGATTTATAGATGATCAAGGCAATTCTATAGAAAAAGATGCTATAGAATATGAAGAAGAAATGAGGGAGAAGAAAAAAGGGGCTGCAGATGCAAAATCTTTAGACCAATATATAGCTGAGCACCCCTTCTCACCTCAAGAAGCAACACTACAAGTAACAGCTAATTTATTTGACATTGCATCATTGCAAGAACAATATAATAATGTAAAAGCTAGAAATTTACAATCAATAGGTACTGCAGGGAGACTATATCACAATGAAAAAGGAGAAGTTAAGTTTAAAATAGATGGTGATCTAAAACCTATAACTAAATTTCCACACAGAAAAGATGATGATAAGACAGGAGCAATTATAATATACGAAGCACCATATAAAAATCAAGAACAACAAGTACCTTTAAATTTATATGTAATTTGTCATGACCCTTATGGTCAAAATCAATCAGCAGACTCTATGTCATTAGGATC